ATTCTTATACTGACTCCCCATATTTTGATGATTTGTATTATGTGGGTGAAGTAAGAAGAGTACCTATTTCGGAACTTAAAAAACAATTCCCAGAATTAACAACAGAAGATATAGAAGATTTAGAAGGATACGGCTCTGGTAATTCAAAATTATATAATAAATCTTATACAGCTGAAAGTCAAGATAGAAATTATGTGTACGTATTATATTTTGAATATAAAACATACCAAAACCAAGTTTATAAAATAAAAGAAACATCTACAGGTGCAGATAAAGCATTGCAAAAAGATGATACTTTCAATCCACCAAGAGATAATAGGGCTAGATTTGAAAAAGTAAATAGATCGATTGAAGTGTTATACGAAGGTGCAAAAATAGTAGGATTTAATAAATTATTAAGGTGGCAAAAGGCTGTTAACATGACAAGGCCTAAATCTGACATCACTAAAGTACAAATGAGCTATAATATAATAGCTCCAAGAATATATAAAGGAAAGCCTGAGTCATTAGTTAGCAGAATGACAAGTTTTGCGGATATGATTCAAATAACGCATCTTAAATTACAGCAAGTACTCTCGAGAATGGTTCCAAACGGAGTATTTTTAGATGCGGATGGTATTGCTGAGGTGGATTTAGGTAATGGTACAAATTATAATCCACAAGAAGCATTGAATATGTATTTCCAAACAGGTTCTGTTATTGGAAGATCAATGACACAAGACGGTGAGTTTAATAATGGAAGAGTGCCTATTCAAGAATTACAATCGTCTGGCGGTAATAATAAAATAAGTAGTTTAATTCAATCTTATAATTATTATTTACAAATGATGCGAGATGTTACAGGATTAAATGAAGCAAGAGATGGAAGCACACCTGATAAAAACGCATTAGTTGGGTTACAAAAATTAGCAGCAGCTAATAGTAATACGGCAACAAGACATATATTACAAGGCGGTTTATATTTAACATTAAAAACAGCAGAAGCTATTTCGTTACGTGTAGCAGATGTTTTAGAATATTCAAATACTAATCAACAATTTTTACAATCATTAGGTAAATTTAATGTTGGTAATTTAAATGAAATAAAAAACTTGCACATTCATGATTTTGGTATATTTTTAGAACTAACGCCCGATGAAGAAGAAAAACAATTGCTAGAGAATAATATACAAATGGCTCTACAAAAAGACCAAATATTTCTTGAAGATGCAATTGATGTGAGAGAAGTTAGAAATTTAAAATTAGCTAATCAATTATTAAAAATTAGAAGAAGAAAAAAATTAATACAAGATCAAGCTATTTCACAAAGAAATATTGAAGCTCAGTCACAGGCTAATGCTCAATCTAGTCAAGCTTCTGCAGCGGCAGAAATACAAAAACAACAAGGCGTTGCAGAAAGTAAAGTACAAATTGCACAAGCTCAATCACAATTTGATATTCAAAAACTAGAAAGAGAGGCTCAAATTAAAAAAGAATTGATGCAATTTGAGTTTGATTTAAATATGCAGCTTAAAACGGTAGAAGCAGATGTGATTAAAAATAAAGAGAAGTATAAAGAAGACCGTAAAGACGAAAGAACAAAAATACAAGCTTCGCAACAAAGTGAACTTATAGACCAGAGAAAATCTGGCAAACCACCAAAAACCTTTGAGTCTGCAGGTATGGACACATTGGGTGGATTTGGTTTAGAGCAATTTGAACCAAGATAAATTTTTTAAACAATTATATAATATTTTATTATGGCAGAAATTAAAGCTAAAGTGGTAGATGCTGAAGAACCGTCTATCCAAGAAAAAGAAGAAGCATTACAGAAAAAAGCTACAAGCTTTGATGAAGATTCTGGAATGTACAAAGTAAATTTAAACGAACCTAAACAACAAGAAGATGCCGTTCAAAAACAAAAAACAGAAGATGGCGTGTTACGCAGAAGCAGCGAGAATGAAGAAGCTGGGCAAGAAACCGAAGTGGAATTGCAAGAAGTACAGCAAGAAGAAAAAGTAGAAGAAGTACCAGTATTAGAAGAAGTAACAGATGATGAAACCAGTAATGACGAGGCTCCAGTGGCTGCAAAGCAAGAAGAAAGCAAAGTTGAACCGGTTGAAGAAACAAAAGTTGAAACCAAAGAACCAGAAATAGAATATCCTGAAAATATGATGGACTTAGTAAAGTTCATGAATGAAACAGGTGGTACTATTGAAGATTACGTTCGATTAAATGCAGATTACACTAACGTTGATGAGAATACATTGTTAGTTGAATATTATAAACAAACTAAACCTCATTTAAGTTATGATGAAATACAATTCCTTATGGAAGATAAATTTTCATTTGACGAAGAAGTAGATGAGGATAGAGATATAAAAAGAAAAAAATTAGCTCTTAAAGAAGAGGTTGCAAATGCTAAAAACTTTTTAACAGGCCTTAAGGATCAATATTACAAGGAAGTCAAGTTGGGTTCTAAGTTAGCTCCTGAGCAACAAAAAGCGGTAGAATTTTTTAACCAATACACTGAAGAGCAAAAATCAGCTGATGAATTATTAGCAAAGCAAACACAACATTTTGAACAAGAAACAAGTAAAGTTTTTAATGACAATTTTAAAGGTTTTAATTTTGCCGTTGGAGACAAAAAATACAGATTTAATGTTAAAGATGTAAACCAAGTAAAATCGCAAAATTTATCAAATGTTTTTGATAAATACGTTAATGAGAATAATCTTCTTAATAATGCTGGTGATTTTCACAAGGCTTTATTTGCGGCTAAAAATCCTGATGCAATAGCAAATCATTTTTATGAGCAAGGCAAAGCAGACGCCATAAAACAAATGACAGCAGAAGCTAAGAACATTAATATGGATCCTAGAAAAACTGCAGATGGTTATGTTGAAACCGGAGGAATAAAAGTAAGAGCTATTTCAGGGGATAATAATTCAGGGCTAAAAATTAAACTAAAAAATTATTAACAAAAAAAAATTAATTTAAAATGGCAAGTGATGCAAGTTTCGCGTTAGGGACGGCTGGATTAGTCTCTCCTAGCGTACAAAAAATAGCTTCTCCATCTTCATTCTTAGATATTAGAAATGATGGTTGGACTAAGCAATATCTACCTGAGCTTTACGAAAGCGAAGTAGAAAAATATGGTGATAGATCTATTTCTGGATTTATCCAAATGTTAGGTGCTGAGATGCCTATGGCTTCTGATCAAGTAATTTGGTCTGAGCAAGGTAGATTACACATAGCATACCAAGCTACTGTAGCAACTGCAACTGGTGTTTTATCAGCTGTAAAAAATATTGACAACACAAGTGGTTCTTCATTAACTGGTAATGAAATTGCTTTAAGAGTTGGAAATACAGTAGTTTGTGAAGTAGAAGGTGTAGTATTTAAAGGTTTTGTACAGGATGATGGTTCTGTATCTGCTTTAACTATCAAACCTTACGGTGCAGAGAACGTAGATGATTTAGCAGGTATTACAGCAGCTTCTTCTCAAACTATTAAATTATTTGTTTATGGTTCTGAATTTAAGAAAGGTACTTCTGCAATGACTGGCGCTATTGAGCCAAACTTCTTATCGTTAACTAACAAGCCAATGATTATCAAAGATCACTTTGAAATTGCTGGTTCTGACGCTGCTCAGATTGGTTGGGTTGAAGTATCTGGTGAAAATGGACAATCAGGTTATTTATGGTATTTAAAATCTCAAGGTGATACAACTAAAAGATTTGAGGATTATTTAGAAATGGCAGTTATTGAAGCAGAAAAATCTGCTGCAGGTGCTCATGCTGATATTCCTGAAGGATCTGAAGGTTTATTATCTGCAATTGGTAACAGAGGTATTGTAGCTACAAGTTTCTTTGATAGTGAGTCTGCTGTTGCTGATGAACTTGGTGATTTCGATGCTTTAATTGCTGAATTAGATTCACAAGGTTCAATTTCTGAAAACATGTTATTCTTAGATAGAACATCTAATCTTCACATTGATGATATGGTAGCTGGTTTAAATCCAAATATTTCTGGAGCATTAAACTTTGGTGCATTCAACAACTCAGAAGATATGGCGTTAAATCTTGGATTTAATGGTTTCAAAAGAGGTGGTTACGAATTCTATAAAACTGACTGGAAATATCTTAACGATAAATCTACAAGAGGAAATGTTGGTTCATTAAAAGGAGTGTTAGTACCTGCTGGTACATCTTCAGTTTATGACCAAAATCTTGGGAAAAACGTAAGAAGACCTTTCCTTCACGTAAGATATAGAGCTAGTGAAGCTGATGATAGAAAACTTAAAACATGGATTACAGGTTCAGTAGGTGGAGCTTCTACGACTGGAACTGACAACATGGAAGTTCACTATCTATCAGAAAGATGTTTAGTAGTTCAAGCTGCAAACAACTTCGTTAGATTTGATTCTTAATATTTAAAGTAAATTTTACCCTCGTTGTAACTACGGGGGTAATCTTTACCTTTATTAACATTTTTATTTTATTATATCATGACAAAAACAAAAACAAAACCCGTTGAGGTTAAGCAACCTAAATGGGAAATAAAAGATAAGTTATACGAATTAACTATAAACGAAACACCTATAGTATTCACATTAAAGAGTAAAGGCATTTTATTATTTGATGAAGAAATGGGTTATGAAAGAGAAATTAAATATTGTGAAAATCAAAAAACAATATTTACAGACGAAATGAAAGGACCACAAAGATTGTCACATATTTCATTTAGAGATGGCAAACTTTTTGTTCCAAAAGAAAAACAAACATTACAAAAATTTTTAGCAGTTCATCCTGATAATGGGAAAAGATTTGCAGAATATAATCCTGTACAAATAGCTGAAAATGATTTAAGCTTTATTGAATTAGAAATTGAAGCATTAAATACAGCAACACAAATAGATGTTGATCATGCAGAAGCAATTTTGAGGTCTGAGATTGGAAATAAGGTATCTAGCATGACTTCTAAGGAGCTTAAAAGAGATTTGTTATTATTTGCTAGAAACAATCCAGAATTGTTCTTAGAATTAGCAAATGACGAAAACATAAATATTAGAAACATTGGTATAAAAGCCACGGAAATGAATCTAATTAAACTTTCAAGTGATCAAAGAACATTTACTTGGGTATCTACAGGTAGAAAACTTTTAACAGTACCATTTGATGAAAACCCATATTCAGCGTTAGCTGCTTGGTTTAAAACAGATGAAGGCGTTGAAGTTTATCAAACAATTGAAAAAAGATTAAAATAAAGTCGATAGTGGTTGAGCCGCTAAATGCGGCTTAATCATTACATAAAAATATTATGGCAATATCAGTAAATAAAGTTTATAGAGCTGTACTCTCAATAATAAATAAAGAAGGCAGAGGGTTTTTAACACCTGATCAATTTAATAGAATTGGAAGACAAGTTCAGCTTGATCTTTTAGAAAAAGCTTTTTATGATTATAATAAAGCTATGAATAAAAGAAAAAGTTTTATTACTAGTAACGAGTACGGTAATTTGCCAAAAAACATTAAAGAAAAAATTGATTTATTTTCTAAAGAAAGTGAAATAACAATAACTGGAACTGGTGCTATAAAATCAGGAGTTAACGTTAGACAAAGAACAACAATAGTGGGCGTTAGTATTCCTACTCAAGTAACAGCGGGAACCTATTCAAATTTAGCAACAACAACAAATGGAAGTGGGACTGGATTAACAGTGACAGTTGTAGCGGGCACTAATTCATTTACTACAGTTACAACAGTAGCAAACGGCTCTGGATATGTAGCGGGTGATATTATTACAATACCACAAGCATCTATGACTGGTGCTAATGGTGACTATACTTTCCCAATAGAAACCACTGATATAATTGATGGAAATTTGTTATTTCCGTCAGATTTATATAGAATAATAAATTTATCTATACAAAACAGATCTATAAATCTTGAAGAAGTTAGTAAATCAGAATATACTTATGTTAACTCTTCTAAATTAACAGCTCCATCAGAAACTTATCCTATATACTATAGAGGATATGACGGTATTAAAATTGCTCCAATAAGTTTAGTCGGGCAAAGTTTAATATTTGATTATATAAAAGAGCCAGCTGACCCGATATGGGCTTATACATCGGGAGCAAATAGCTCGTACGCCTGGGATTCAACAAATTCAGTAAATTTTGAATTGCATGAATCGGATGAAGTTGATTTGGTTGTAAAAATATTAGCATATGTAGGGGTTATTATTAAAGATCCTGCTATAGTACAAATAGCAAATACTGAAGAAAGTAAAATTATTCAACTAGAAAATTAATATAAATGGGATTAATAAATGTAACACAACAGGCTTATTATAGCCAGTCACAAAGTTTTACGGGCAATGGAAGCACCACAGCTTTTACATTAACAACAGTTTATTTCCCAACTTTACCAGCAATTAAAGCTAATATACAAATATTTGTAAATGGTAAAG